ATTAAGTGAAAACACTTAGACGCTCTATAAATAAGCCAGAGGTTGGCGGAGAACCACTTCCGCCAGCCTTTGCGGCTTTTGAGAGGGCAGGTATTATCTTGCGTAGAGCAGAAGTAACTGTAGTTGCAGGCACTCCAGGTGCAGGTAAGTCATCAGTTGCTTTGGCTATTGCAGTCAAGACAAAATATCCTACGCTCTACTTCAGTGCAGATACTAATGCACATACTATGGCAATGCGTTTGATTGCTATGTCTGGTCACATGACACAGACAGCAGCAGAACTGTTGCTTAAAAGAGAACCAGATAAAGCACATGAGTTATTGCAAATCAATAACCATTTGTTTTGGTCATTTGATTCTAGCCCGACACTCAAAGATTTAGATGAAGAAGTCTCAGCCTTTGAAACTGTATGGGGTAGAAGCCCAGCACTTATAGTGGTAGATAACCTAATGGATATCGCAATGGATGGGCATGATGAGTTTGGTGGTATGCGTGCTGCTATGAAAGAACTTAAGTATCTTGCAAGAGATACTAACGCAGCAGTACTAGTACTTCACCACACTAAAGAAGGGTTTGAAGGCTATCCGTGCCAACCACGGTCAGCCATTCAAGGATTAGTCAATCAGATTCCAGCAATGGTATTGACAATTGGACAGATGAAACAGGGTGATGACACATACCTATGTGTAGCGCCAGTTAAAAACAGATATGGAAGAGCAGACCAAACTGGTAACAACTATGTTAGTCTTGCATTTAATCCAGATTCTATGTACTTAGATGATGTTCCAGTTAGATATGCTCAGGAAGGCATGATGTAATGAGTAATCCAGCCAAGCGCAAAGGTAGTAAAGCAGAGGCAGATGTAGTTAAGTGGTTAAAAACCAACGGCTATCAGTATGCAGACCGCAGAATAGCAGGAGCACAATTAGACAAAGGCGATATCAGCGGTGTTAATGGCGTTACTATCGAGGTTAAAGACCATCTAAGGTTAGACCTCAGCACTTGGGTCAAAGAGTTAGAAATTGAAATGAACAATGATAAGGCTTGGACAGGTACCGTTTTACACAAACGCAAAGGTAAATCAAATGTAGATGAGTGGTACTGCACCATGCCAGCATCAGTCTGGCTCAAATTAATAAAGGAGATAATGAATGATTGAACTACAAATTTTAATTGCATTACAACAAGAACTACTAGGGTTATTACTATGGATAAGCACAGCATTGCTGTCTATTTAGAATACATAGGCGCCACCCTGCCTCAGATTGGCAGTGGATGGCGCAAGATGAAGTGTCCTTTTCATGAGGACAGCCACGCATCAGCAGGAATTAACTACGATAAAAGTAGATTTAATTGCTTAGGGTGTGGGGTAACTGGAGATGTATACGATTTAATAATGCAGAGGGAAGGAGGCAACTATCATGAGGCTCTCAAGTTCGCAGAGACAATATCTCCTGCAAGCAACAACAGAGTACGCCAAGCATATAAACCTGGCGACAGAATATCTACAAACACGCAATCTATTGGTAGGAGAAGTAACAGCATATCATCTGGGAGTAGTAAAGGACGCTCTTCCAGGTCATGAGCAGTACACAGGACGACTAGCAATACCTTACTTAACACCAGCAGGTGTAGTAGATATTAGATTCCGTAGTATGCGGGGCGAAGACCCTAAGTACATGGGTATGCCAGGTGCTAAGACAACAATGTTTAATGCACAAGCAGTACTAACAGCAGGTGATTACATATGTGTAACAGAAGGTGAAATAGATTGTCTAACAGTAGTAACAAAATCAGAACATCCAGCCATTGGCATTCCAGGTGCCAATAATTGGAAACCATTTTATACTAAGATACTAGATGATTTTGAAACTGTAATTGTATTAGCAGATGGTGATAGTGCAGGACTAGAGTTCGGCAAAAAGATTAGCCGAGAGTTAGGCAATGTTAATATAGTACAGATGCCAGAGGGGCATGATGTCAATAGTATAGTTATGGAACAGGGAGTGGGGTTTATTAATGAGCGAATCAAAAAATGTTTATCAAGCGGATGAGGCAGTATGGGATTATATAAAAGAACATCCAAGGGCAATAGGTATTCCTATTACAGAGAAGCAAGGATTAGATATTCTTAATGCGTTGCGGGATATACATGAAGAGAATAAAACAAATCCAAAGATGGCTAGCAATATGCTAACCATGCTAGCAGGAGTACTACTAGCAGCATCACAAGGTGATGGAGCAGAAATCATAGAAGAAGTATTAGTTCAAGAAGCAATGTTTAAGTTCGATGACAGCGTAAGAGAGGTGCTAGATGAAAAATAATACAGACGCAGAACAGATTGCAGAAGAACTACTGACAATTTTATTTAAAAAGCATGCAGATTATGGACCGTTAAATATAGCCCATGCCCCTGGTGGGGCTATGAATGGGCTGCGTGTTCGGATGCATGACAAGTTAGCCCGACTAAACAATCTGGTAGATAAGGGCGACACGCCCAACTATGAAAGTATAGAGGATACATTAGTAGACATGGCTAACTATGCCATAATCGGACTATTGGTACAAAGAGGTCAATGGCAAGGTACTAATAACTAACTACTAGGCACGGGCAAGGCTCTTATTTAATGAACGAATCGTTTACGGAGGAATACGAGTCGCTCGTTGCTGCCCTGGCTAATGAGTATCACAAAAGATACTCAATGATTGAACGAGAAGATATAGCACAAGTATTGTGGATGTGGTTTGTTACTCATCAGAATAAATACAAAGAGTGGTCAGCCTTAGAAAGAAAAGACAGGGACAAACTCATAGCCAAATCTCTTAGACATGCAGCACTTAAGCATTGTGAAAGAGAAAAAGCGCGGACGGTTGGCTATGAGTTACTTGACCTTTATTACTATGACGTTTCAGTTATTGAAGCATTCCTTCCATCTATCATTGCAGAATCATATGAAATTCCAACAAAGATTAAAGACTTGGGCAGTCAGGTTAAGTCAAATGAAATCAATGATGGCAACAACTGGTTAGTACTTAGGTCTGATATTGCATCAGCCTATTACAAGTTGTCAGAGGCAAAGCAACTTATTTTAAAAATACGCTTTACAACGGAGAACCACGAGTGGGCAGACATAGCAAAAGAAATGGATACCACACCAGATGGTGCACGCATGAAAGTTAAGCGTACATTGGCATCACTTATTAGAAACCTTGGCGGGTGGAGACCCAACTTAGAAGAAGAACCCAATGAGCCAAGAGAGTAGAGACATCCGCGATTTGCTACATCCTACGGATTACAGCAAGTCAATGGACCTTAGAGGAACAGACATTGGACTCACATGTATATGTGGTTGCGAAATCTTTATTGCTCTTATAGCATTTGATGAAAACAAAGAGATATCATTCTACTTCTTAGATGGAGAGTGTGCTAGTTGTGGGTCTATGGTAAACCTTCCATACCCAGATAATACGGAGAATGGATACTGTGAGTGAGATGGAAAAAACACTACGCATAATAAAACAAGAATCTTATCTTGATGGTTTTACAGATGCCAGAGAAATGATTGCTAAGGATATAGAACTAGCCCATAAACAAATGGATTGTTGTCAGGTAGCAGTAGCGGTTTGCTCATGTGATATGGCAATTAGAATTGCCAAAGGTGAGTGGGTAGTAGCACCATCTATACCTTGGGAAGAAGTTAAAAAAGAACTAGAGTTGTAATGCCTTTATATAACTTTGAATGTATCTCTTGTTCTGATACCAGGGAAGTATGGATATACCATAAAGATTATGAAAGATATATAGTTAGATGTATGTGTCACTCACAAATGAAAAGGATTTACTGATGCCACTATATGATTTTAAATGTGAATACTGTAAAGAAGTAATTGAAACAGATAAGCCAGATTCTCCATCTTGTGGGACTTGCGGTAATGTAATGATGCGTATATGGTCTGCACCAGCAGTACAGTTTAAAGGCTCAGGTTTTTACTCAACTGGAGGATAAATGACCGACTACCCTAAGTGGGAATCAACACCAGCATGTGCTGGTACAGATACAGAGATGTGGTTTTGTGAAGATGATGAGCCAGGTTATAGAGAAAAAAACTTACTACAACGGATATGTGCAGGATGTGAAGTAAAGAATCAATGTTTAGATTACTCATTGCATCACAGCGTGCATGGGTTTTGGGCAGGTACTACACCTAGAGAGAGGCAAAAGTTGCGTAAGAAGTTGGGCATAGTCTCAACTCCTATCTACATCGCATGGGATATAGCGTGATAAAAACACTTTACTCTTTAACACCACAAGAAGAAGCCATTGCGGTTGAGGTGGGATATCAAAGACAGAAGCCATATCTTGGAGACCCTACTCGTAATGTAAATTATTCAGAGGGAGATTTATGGGAACTGTGGCAGCATGCTGTTGCTGCTGGTAGTGAGTTGGCTTTTGCCAGAATGATTGGCAACACAACTTTTGTCCCTCACTTTAACAAATGGAAAAGTGAATTAGATATTCCTGGTCTTGGAGAAATCCGTTATACATTTAGTGACCAACCTAAACTAAGGTACACAAACAGAGATAACGACTCAGATATATACATACTAATGACTGATGGCATGCGTCATAAAACCAGACGCACTGGACCAGACTGGTTAGGTGCTCCATATAAAGCAGTTGGATGGTTATACGGCAGTCAATGTAAAGCAGATGCATTTAGATATAATGAAAAATCTTGGTACGTTCCAACATCACACCTATCATCAATGGATACATTACCCTTGGAGTATAATGTCAAAACTATCTGACTTCGATATTGACCTATCAGTTGGTCATGACGGAGAGAACCTAGTCAAGGAACTACTTACTGGTGGTAAAACCATTGAGGTTAAGACAGACCTTAGATGGAAAGAAACTGGCAATGTTTATATTGAAACACTTTGTTGGTCACACAATAAAGAAGAGTGGTACCCATCAGGTCTATCATCTACTAAGGCTGATTACTGGGCATTTGTATTAGAAGGGGCAGTAGTAATGTTACCTACTGAAACCCTTAAGAATATTGTTACTATCATGGGCAGGGCTATAGCCTGCAACATCCCACCTAACCCATCCAAGGGTTATTTAGTTAAGATTGAGGACATGCTTAACGGCATAAAAGGTTTCTAGGAACCACCTAGGAAAACAGAAAAGCCCCCGCTCTGGTATGGGGAAGACCAGGACGGGGGCTGACTGCTGTCTACGGGGCTGTAAAGCCCCTTAAACGATGTGTTTTAATTACTTCTTGAGACCAAACTGTGGCGCTGATTTGTCAAGCGCCTTCAAGATTGGACCTACAAGACCAGCAAGGAAGGCTGTTGCCAATACCTTTGGGTCATGCTGACCTGCTGTGTAGAGTGCTACTGCTGATGCAGCCGCTGCGCGGGCATATGATAGAGCAATCTGCTTTGCTTTTTCTTTGTCGAACATGTTTCTCCTTATGATTTAAAGACTGGCTTACCAAAGCCAACGACTGTCACGGCTTGTGACTTACGTAGTTTGGAACCATTCTTTTTCTTAAAGGCGCGAACCTTCAGGCAGACTTGTCCGCCATTTCGCTGGTCGCCCTTCTTATCTGGAGCGGTGTTACCTTCAATACAGGTAACTGTTCCATCTCCATTATCTTTAACTACAATCCCAATGTGTGAGATTCTATCTACACCATCATTAGGGAAGTCAAAGAATACTATATCTCCTGGTAGTGGCTGAGCAGTATCGCTAGCCTTTTCCCACTGGTCCTTCTTCATGAATGCAGATGCACCATTAACAGTAGATACACAGTTAGGAATTTTTAATCCAACTTCATTAGCACACCAGTTAACAAACGACCCACACCATGGTAGGAAGTTAGCCTTTGTGAATGCGCCATACTTTGTTTCGTTCTCTTTAGGTCCTTCAATGACACCAAGTTGTGACTTGGCTGTCTCAATAAAGTCTGTTCTTTGTCCCATTATTCTGCAGCCTTCTTGTCAACCTTTGCAAATGCTGCATTGATTTCGTCTGCGGTTAATGAGCCATCATTCAGGAAGAATCTAGCAAGGGCTTCAAGTACACGTGCAGCACCTAAAGCACCAGCAAGTGTTGCTGCTTGCCAAACTTCAATACCTACAAGAGAACCAGCACCAATAACTCCTAGTGCTTCGGCAGCAATTACTGCACCAATTCTCATCATTACATTCTTAAATGTTTCCATTAGTTTTCCTTATCCATACTTGCCATCCCATTCTCAGGATTTCTATTTCATTTTTGTGGTCTTTCAAGAACTTATCAATTGCTGGCTTTGGATTCTTATCGGTTCCATCTGGATGGTCCCATTCATAATCATCAAATGCCATGATGCCATTGACTTTAAGTAAGTCCCAAGATAGGACTGCATCAGATGTGACTGCCTCTGGAACATGGTCGCCATCTATGTAGATAAAATCATACATATAATCACGATGTTCTTTGAGCCACTCTTGGCTGAATGCTTTGTTCTTCTGAACTTTTTTGCCATGAGGCTTTACTTGTTCATCATACGCTGCTTCAACTTCAGACCAATCATAAATAGATTCATGTCTTAAGTTGCCACACCAAGGGTCAACATCTACAAGAATAGAACTAGGGTCAGTAAGAACATTCTCAAGTAACCAAGCAGATGCGTTGCCAGTAAAGACACCTATCTGCAGGAACTTAAGATTCTTGTTACCTTTAAACTCTTCAAGACCATTCTGAAAATCAGTGATGGTATTGTTATCGTGAAACCATTTAGGAAACTTGTCCGTCTTCATTATCATCCTTTGGATTACGTGCCTTGTATGTGACTACCCAAATAAAAGTAGTTACAACAATGGCATAGCCGACTACCGTCTTTGCCGAGCCATCTAGTACGACCCATGCGACAAACATTCCTAACAAGGTCCAAGCCTGGTTAAGGAAATCTGAGAATATTTTTTTCATTAAGGTTTTCTCCTATACGTGGATGAGGCTGCTGCAGCACCTGCTGCTGCTGCGACTGCTGACTGTGTTGCTATTTGTCCCACGATTACTGCTGCTAATACTGTCTCAGTAGATTGTTTTCTTTCTTCTGCAGACATATCAGCACCAATGCTTGCTAGTGCAAGTAAGGCTTGCGCTGGGTCACTAAAGACTGCGCCAATAAATTCTGCTGGAGATGCAAGCACTTCGAGTGCTTCTGCTACTTCAGCAGTAATAATTACTTCATTGCCATGTGCATCTGTTCTAACTTCAACAGGTGTGTCAGGTGGCAGGTCTGCGTAAGTAAGACCTGCTTCTGCTATTGCTTCTGCTGTTACTGCTTCGCCATCTGCTGCAGCAATCAATGCTTCTACTGCTACTGCAATCTCTTCAGGTGTTGACTCTTCATCTACAACTGGTGGTGCTTCTTCTACTGGAGCAGGAGGCTCTTCAACAGGTGCAGGCGGTTCTTCAGCGGGTACTGGTGGCTCTTCTGCTGGAACTTCTTCAGCAGGTGGCTCCTCTGGTA